ATTCTGGGAATCTGCTTAGTAAGCTTAGATACATGATCGTAGCTTTAGGATGCAATAGAATCTTCCTAGACCATATCTCTATTGTTGTCTCTGGTATGGACAATAGTGACGATGGCGGGGAGCGTAAAGCTATTGACAAACTAATGACAAACCTTAGATCCCTTGTTGAAGAAACAGGGTGTACTATGTATGTCGTTAGTCACCTTAAGCGTCCCGATAAGAAAGGTCATGAAGAAGGTGCTCAGGTGTCTTTAAGTCAACTTAGAGGTTCCGGTGCTATCGCTCAGCTTGCAGATATGGTGATTGGCCTGGAGAGGAATCAACAGGGAGATAATCCTAATGTCATGGCCATTAGAGTACTTAAGAATCGTTTCAGTGGTTTGACTGGTATCAGTGGTTACCTTTATTATGATCCCGAAACAGGCCGACTAAAGGACTACGATTGCCCATTTGAGGATGAAGAAAATGAGTTTTAAAGAGTTTATTTCCCCACTTACTTTCTGGTATTATGACAAGGACATGTCTCTTACGGATCGTGCCATCTCATGCTTTTGGATGATCCTGTTGCTTCCTATTGCCCCTGTGATTCTAGCCTCTGAGTATGCGGATTCTGTTACGTACAGAGACCTAAGCTCTCTGGTATTCAAGATCTACGTGATTGCTATGTGGCTTATCACAATTACAGGTATCTCACTTCTGGTGATCCTGTAGGATTTTTTAGCAAGGCTATTTAAGAAATAAGCAAAGCTATAGAAGGATATAGAAAATGCTTCAACTATACGACAAACACATCATTACTGATATCGAAACCAATGGACTATTGGATACCGTAACTAAATTCTGGTGCGCATGGATCTACGATAGTGCCTCTCAGGAGTACAAAGGATATAAGGATCTCGATGAATACATTGATGCTCTTAATGTATATGGTACTAGCGGTTATAACTTGGTATTTCACAATGGTATCAAGTACGATGTCCCTTGTCTTAAGCGACTATCAGGTAAAGACTTTGTATTTGATCCTAGGGATTGTGTTATCGATACACTTGTCTTTGCTCGTCTAGTTTGGAGCAACATTAAAGATCTCGATATGGGCTTAATTCGTTCTGGGAGGCTTCCTAAGGATCTCTTTGGTTCCCATTCATTGAAAGCCTATGGCTATCGCATGCGTGAACTAAAGGGCACCTATGGGGAACAGGAGGAGGCTTGGGACAGCTTCTCAGAAGAGATGTATCAGTACAACTATCAGGACGTAGTTGTTACTAAGATGCTTTTTGATAAACTCTTAGGCAAAGGTTACCCTTGGGAGGCCGTACAGCTTGAGCACGATATTGCATGGGTGATGGCTAAGCAGGAGCGTAATGGTTTTGTCTTTAATAGAGATAAAGCTGTAGTTCTCTATAGTGAGCTTGCAGGGCGCAGAGATGAGTTGACTAAAGAGCTGCAAGAGAGTGTCCCTCCTCTATTGACTGGCTATAAGACCTACAAGAGAGACAACGCTAAGAAAGGTATTAAAGCAGGAGTACAATATCCTGTTTATGAGACCTTTAATCCCAATAGTCGACAACAGATTGCTAAGGTTCTCATTGAGCAAGGGTGGGAGCCTCAGGAGGTGACTGATACAGGGTTGCCTAAGGTTGATGAAGAAACTCTAAAGACTGCTAAAGATATTCCTATGACTAGCAAGATCCTAGAGCTTCTCATGTTAAACAAACGTATTGGTCAGCTTGCTGAGGGTAGTAATGCGTGGCTAAAGCTGATGAAGGAGGATCCTAATGATCACCTATGGCGTATTCATGGCTCCGTTAACCCTAATGGGGCTGTCACTGGCCGTGCAACTCATAGTTATCCTAATGTTGCTCAAGTTCCTGCCAATAGAGCTCCTTACGGGAGACTATGCAGGGAGCTATTTACTGTTCCGAAAGGTTGGTATGAAGCTGGTATTGATGCTTCTGGGCTTGAGTTGCGTTGCCTCGGTCATTTCCTATCTCCTTATGATAATGGGGCATATGTAAAGGAGATCCTATCAGGTGATATCCATACGCATAATCAAAAGATGGCAGGGCTTGCAACAAGAAACAATGCAAAGACGTTTATCTATGGATTCCTCTACGGGGCAGGGAATGAAAAGATTGGTGAGATTGTTGGAGGCAGTGTAGCAGAAGGAAAGGCACTTAAAGAAAAGTTCCTTAAGTCTCTGCCGGCACTTAAAGAGCTTATTAGTGATATCTCTAATTGTCTTATCTCCTCATCAGAGTGGGTAGGTGGTACTCATAAAGTGAAGTGGCGTGAGAGAGACCATCCTGATAGCCCTTCTCTTGAGATTACTCATTGTGTCTTAGGTTTGGACAGACGTGTCATCTATGTGCGCTCTGAGCACTCAGCTTTGAATACCCTATTGCAATCTGCAGGTGCTCTCATTTGTAAGAAATGGGTGTGTCTTGTAGAAGAGAATATGCGTAAGGCTGGCTATAAGCACAGCTGGGATGGAGACTTTGCCATGATGGCATGGATTCATGATGAGTGTCAGATAGCTTGTCGCACTAAGGAAATCGCTGAAGATTGCTGTAGGATTGCTCAGGAATCCATGAGACAAACTCAGGCATTCTTTAATTTTAAATGCCAACTTGATACTGAAGGAAAGATTGGCTGTAACTGGGCAGCTTGTCATTAATTACTACTATGGAAAACACTGGTATGACTAAAGAAACTAAGGCAGCACTGCTGCGTGACTATAAGGCTCCTAAGAATGACGTTAAGCACATCCATATTATGTGGAAGTGGAAGGTGCATCATGATCACTATGGTGCAATGCCTGCCTATGGTGCTCTTGTGACACTCAATGGTGAGCCTATTCTTGACTACAATCCTGAGCCCTGTACGGTAAACGATTGGACACCTGAAGAGATTATTCATGACCTCCTGATGAAGCTTGGTTATAGTGTTATCTCTGATACAGCTACTTATGAGGAGGACTGCTATGAAGATGCCTAAGTATTTCTATACAGCAGAGAAGAGTACTGGGGAGGTTATTGTTCACAAGCGTAACGCTGAGATGAGTAACTACTGCAGCGCTCTTGCTTACATTGGTGAAGTCCATCCTAAACTTCAGTCAGACTATTGTCGATACAATGCACGAATGATTGCTGAGATGGCCTCTCGAGGTCACATTACATCAATCAATAAGTACATTCGACAGGCAGGCAATCGGTGGCTGCTTACTCGTTCTGGCGCTGAGCTTGCATCATCCTATGAGCGCTACTAAAGAATACATTGGGCTGATAGATGGAGATCTATTGGCCTATAAAGCCTCTTCAGCTGTCCAAAAGGATATCTATTGGGGAGATGGTCTATATACTTGTCATGCTTATTTGGATGATGCAATAGATCAATTTGAAGAGATTATTGGTGGTATTAAAGGTATGCTAAAGACAAACCATAATGTCGAAATGAATGACTATTCGTTTGTCTTTAGTGATCCTAATGATAACTTTAGGAAGCACTTAATGTCTGATTATAAAAACAATAGGCTTGATAAAAGAAAGCCTACTTGCTACTATGGATTAGTGGATTGGATCAGAAATAACTATGAATCTAAATCTAGTGAATCTCTAGAAGCTGATGATGTAATAGGTATTAATAGTACCCCTGATACAACCTTAATTGTGTCACTGGATAAGGATTTCAAAACTCTTCCTACTCATTTCTATAGAGTAAATGAAGATCAAATCTATTGGCTTGACGAAGATAAAGCTAACTATTGGCATATGTTTCAGACACTAGTAGGAGACACTGCTGATGGCTATAAAGGTTGCCCCGGTATTGGAGCAGTAAGAGCAGAGAGGATCCTTAAGGATGTCCCTCAGGATAAACTATGGGAGACTGTAGTTAATACCTACAAGAAAGCTGGCCTTACTGAAGATGATGCTTTGCTGCAAGCTAGAATGGCCTATATTCTTCGTCAAGGGGACACTAAAGATACCCTTTGGACACCTGATAAAATCGTCCCTATTAAGACGACAGATAGTTGATAATAAATTCACCACACTAGGAGATAGATAATCGTGAAAGACGAATCTATGAAAATTGATATCAAAGATACTACTAAAAGTGATCCTGATGAACCCCTCTTCGACAACTTTCCGGCTGTCCCGAAAGACTTGTTGGAGGGACTTCAGAAGATCTTTGATGTACGCAAGATGATCCGCTATAAGCCTACCATTGATTACTGTGGTGGTGTACAGGATGTACTTGACTTCCTTGAAAATAAGTTCAATGAACAAAACCATATAGGTGATTAAAATCGGTTCACTGTTTTCAAAGCCTAAGACACCTGAAGTGAAAGTTCAGGCACCTGCCTTAGACAACCCTGTAGTTGAACCTCAGGAACCGGAGCTTGGTGCTCAGGAGACTGAAGAACAGAAGGCTCGTAAGGGTAAGAAAGGTCTTAAGGTATCCTTAGACAAAGCTAAGGGTGTAGGCACTAACGTAATGTAAAAAATTAAAAAAGGATGACGAATACTATGGGGGACTATAGGGGGTCTATAGGTAAACTTTATGTTAAACCTATTGTAGACTTAAAGACAGCTATGGAGGTTCTAGATAAATGTATGAAATCTATTATAGATAATCCTAATAATTTATCCTTCATAAGAAACTTAGATAAAGACTATATTAGGTCTTTTGTTAAAGATGTAGTATTGAATAATAACCAATATGATTATCGTATTATTGGTTTCTATAGTCAATCTGCAGATGAACTAGTGGGATGCTGTTTGTTATCCTATGGTTACCCTTGGTATTCTGATAAGCAAAGAATCCTTAATGAAGAATGGACTGTATCTTTTAAAAGAGGAGCAGGCATTGCTAGAGCGTTGTCTGATTATTTAATTGATTGCCTAAAGAATGATGAGTGTGACTATATTCAAACTGGGAGTGTCAATGATTGGTGTGCTCCTATGTTAAAGAATAGTTATGTCTCTAAAGGATTCCGTATTTATAATTGCTATTATTTAAGTAAAGAAGATATTAATGGGCATATTCAGTAAAATTAGTAAAGCCTTTAAGAAAGTAGTTAAGGTCTCCACTGGTGGCCTTATTGGTGGCCACAGTAACTCTGGTCAATCGACTACTGAAGAGACTGTTCCTGCTCCTGAGTTAGGGTTTGTGAATGCAGATACGCAGAACACTACTGAATCAGAATCAGAGAAGCAACAGTTAACTAAAGGAAAGAAGAGAGGCAAGAAGTCTCTTAAGGTTGACTTGACTGGTGCTGGGGGTACGGGACGTAATATTGTGTAATAATGGCAGAAACTAAACTAGATAATCAAACTGCTGAAGGTGCACAAAAGGTATACGAAAGATTGTCTACGGACAGAGATCAGTATACCCAGAGAGCAGAGAAGAATGCTACCTATACTATCCCTCAGTTGTTCCCTAAGGAATCTGACGATGGTGGCACTGCCTATACGACACCTTATAATTCTATTGGGGCTAGAGGTCTCAATAACTTAGCATCTAAGTTGTTGTTATCTTTGCTTCCCCCGGGTCAGCCTTTCTTTAGACTTGGGTTAGATACTGCATCTAATGAGGCACTACAGGCATCTGGCAACGATCAGGTTAAGGATACCATAGAGTACGGCTTGTCTATGATGGAGGCTGCTATGGTGAAGTATATGGAGCATAATGGTCTTAGACCTACGCTCTTTGAGTGCATCAAACAGCTCATTATTGCTGGCAATGCGTTGCTCTTTTTGCCTCCTCTAGAGGGTGGCATGAAGTGCTACACTCTCAGAAACTTTGTAGTTGAAAGAGATGCTATCGGCAATGTACTTCAGATTGTCGCTAGAGATACTTTAGCTCAGGGGACTATCCCTCCGAGTATCTTAAGTCTCTTAGGCAATGCAGGTAATGAGGTTAATCGTTCTGAGAAGGTTAACATCTACACTCATACCTATCTTGTCCGTGGGGACACCTTAGAGGGATCCACTTGGGAATCCTATCAGGAAGTAAATAACACCATTATCCCCGGATCAGAACAGACGTATCCCTATGGCAAATGTCCTTGGATCCCTGTGAGATTCACTAAGAAAGATGGGGAATCCTATGGTCGATCCTTTGTTGAAGATTACCTTGGTGACTTGATCTCTTTAGAGAACCTTCAGCATGCCATTAACGATATGGCTATGATTTGTGCTAAGGTATTGTACCTAGTGTCTCCTTCCTGTCAGACTAACATTAAGGCTCTTACTAAAGCTGAGAATGGGGCTTTCGTAAGAGGTCGACAGGACGATATTGTTGCAATGCAGACAAACAAACAGACTGACCTTCAGGGCTGCTATGCGGTATCTCAGGGTATCGAACAGAGATTGTCTTATTGCTTCATGCTTAATTCTAGTGTGCAACGCCAAGCTGAGAGGGTTAACTAAAGTGGCTCTCTATAAATTCTACTAATTCGGTGAACATCCCTCTGGGACAATACCGAGCTAACGAGGTTTTTAACTATGAGAAAAACCAACCTTAATGAATTATTACCTTTTCCATGTGTCCATAATTATACCTTATTTGAAGATGGAACAATCTTTAATGAGGATAATGACAAATGGATTAAAGGTACATCTATAACCAAGAACAACAGATATGTGAAGGTACATTTAGGTGCAGATCATTGCTCTAAGTTTGTTCCTTTGCATCGTCTTGTTGCTCAAGCATTTATTCCGAATCCTAATAATTACCCTCAAGTTAATCACAAGGATGGGAACCGTTATAACAACTCTGTGGACAACCTAGAGTGGTGTACTGCTAAACAGAATATTCGACACTGTTGGGACAACGGTTTACACATGGAACAACATGGGGAACTTATTGGGACGCATAAGCTAACTACGGAAGAAGTACTCTTTATTTACAAACTCCGAGATAGTGGATTGACGCCTACACAGCTTAAGAATCGCTACAAAATAGACGTTTCTCGTGGGACTATCCAAAATATTTGGAAGGGTAAATCTTGGGCTAGGGTTACAGGTGCTAAGAAGGTTAAGTGAGTGTAACGACTATCCGAAAGGAGTAGAGCCAAGTGGCTCGAAATGTAGAAACCTTTAGGTAAGATATAGTCTATTCTTATAGGTAACTATAAGTGGGGAAGTAACGCCTCCCCGATAATATTAAAGAACAGCAGAAGAAATCAGATATATGGCTCAGGAACTTGAGGATACCTTAGGGGGTGTCTATAGTCTCCTGTCTCAGGAACTTCAGTTGCCTTTAGTGTCCTGTATCTTCAATCAGATGCAGTCTAATGGCAGCCTTCCGACTATCTCTGAGCAGTTCGCTACGATTGAACCTACGGTCATCACTGGTGTTGATGCCTTGGGTCGTGGTCATGACTTTGCTAACTTGTCTCAGGCACTTCAGGTACTTGCTCAGTTCCCTGATATCATGCAGATGATCAATCAGCAGAACTTAGCTATGCGTATCTTCACGAGTGCTCAGATTGATGCTACGGGTCTCGTTAAGTCTCCTGAACAGGTTGCTAAGGAACAGCAGGCAATGATGGAACAGTATGCTGCCCAGCAGGGTATTGATGCTCAGGCTCAGATGGCAGTAGATAACAACAAAGCTCAACAGGAACAGGGGGTGTAACAGGTGAGCGAAGAAACAACAAACTTGAATAGTGATGGTCTTAGTGTCGACAATGGTGTCGATATTATGATCTCAGGTACTCAGCAGCTTACCCTTGATGGTGATGAAGCTACAGGTATGCTTAAGGATGGTGGCAGTAATGATGCTGTCCCTATGGGTGAGCCTTCTGAAGGCGAACATCAGGGTGAACCTCAGGCAGAACCACAACAGGGGGAACCTGAGGGTGACCTTAATGTAAAGATTGATAAGCACACGAAAACCTTAGATGCCCTTGGTAAGGATCTTAAGGCTAAAGGTGTGGACTTCAATCAGGCCATTAAGGAATACAATGAGTATGGTGCCTTGTCTAGTAAGACTATGGCTGACCTTGCTCAGGCAGGTTATCCTTCAGAGGTCATTGAGGGTTTCATTGAATCACGACAGAACCTTGAGAGTGAGTTCACTAATGCTGTCTATAATTCAGCAGGTGGAGAACAGGCGTACAACAAGGTTATTGAGTGGGCACAAGGAAACCTCTCTAATAAGGTTCTGAGTTCCTTTAATCGAGCTATTGACAACAACAATCTTGAAGCTGTTACTCTTATGTTTGAGGGTATGAAAGCTAAGATGGTTGCTAAGCAAGGAACACGTAATCCTACTATTATGGGTGGTGGGGTTACTACGGGTGGCTATAAGGGCTTCTCAAGTAAGCAGGAAGTAGTGGAGGCTATGAGTGACCCCCGCTATGGTGCTGACCCCAGTTACACTAGAGCTATCGAAATGAAGATGTACTATACTCAGTTGTAACGTACCCATAATAAAAACATTTCCTAATAACAATAATATAACTACAATAAGAATATAATAAAATGGCTGTGTTAACCGCTAATTCTATTTCTAATCCTGGTCAGAATCTGAGCGCTGGTGATCGTGATGAGCTGTTCATGAAGATCTTCTCTGGTGAAGTCCTTACGGCTTTCACGAGAACCTCGGTCATGATGGACAAACAGATTGTTCGTACTATTCCGCACGGTTGAAAATCTCTTGCTGTGCTAAAAGTTATTTAATTGCTGGAACCCTGTAGAATGGGAATCAGCAGCCAAGCTATACCGAAAGGATAGAAGGTTCAACGACTAGTAGAAATACGTAGGGTACAAGCGTACTCGAAATGGTAACAACAATGAAAAAATCAATTAAAGAGGCTATCGAAAGAGGCTATAAAGTTTGCAGAACTTGTGGTATTACTAAAGCTATAGACGACTTCTATAGACGAGAAGACAAATGTAAGAATGGTGACACTTACATCAGCTATAGAAATGACTGCAAGAAATGTGTGTCAGCTAAGGGGCGTCTTAGGACTACTGGGTGGGATCCGCATATCTATGAGCGTACATGGTGCCTTCAGGATGGCAAGTGTGCTATCTGCGGGTGTGAATTAAACTCCTCTAGGTACACTAAGGCATCGGCTGATCACGATCATAAATCAGGCAAACTTCGGGGTATCCTGTGCACCAACTGCAATACTGCAATTGGGCTTATGAAGGATTCTCCGTATAGACTTGAGAACGCCATTAGATATCTTGAAGAACATGGCTGTCATTGTTAAGATATAGTCTGAACACATAGGAAACTATGTGCCCTATAGAAACTACAGCATTCTATGGGGAGCCTAGGAGTAGCGTCCTAGGTGAAACATGAGGTAATTGAAGAGTGCCTCATTCGCTGTCATGGGTCGTACTCATGCTAAGTATCTTACCCCGGGTAACTCCTTAGATGATCAGCGTAAGAAGATGGAGAACACGGAGCGAGTGATTGCTATCGATGGTCTCCTCACGGCTGATGCTCTTATCACGGATATCGATGATGCAATGAATCACTATGATGTCCGTACGGAATACTCGAAGCAGCTTGGTGAAGCTCTTGCTCAGGCTTTCGACTGTGCTTCTATCAATGAACTTGCTAACACGGGTGCTAAGACTGCCAAGGGTATGCCTGAGAACATCCCTGATAATACTACTCTTGAGAACCCCGGTACGGGCAAGGCATTTGAGTATGTTACGGGTACCGATGAAGCTACGTCTGTGGAGTATGGCAACATTCTCCTGCAGGGTCTGATTGATGCCCGTGCTCAGTTTACGAAGAATTGGGTTCCGGCAGGTGACCGTTATTTCCTTGTCTCCCCCGAAGGTTATTCGGCTATCTGCCGTGCCCTTATGCCGGATGCTGCTAACTTTGCTGCTATCTTTGATCCGAATACGGGCAAGCTCCAGAATGTCTGTGGCTTCCAAATTGTGGAAACCCCGAACTTCTTGAACAAAGGTGTTGATGGTAAGCACGCTCTTAAGGAGCAGATCTCTACGGCTGTCCTTCAGGGTATCGCCTTCCACCGTTCCGCTGTGGGTGCCCTTAAGCTGAAGGATCTCGCTATGGAACGTGCTCGCAGAGCTGAATATCAGGCTGATCAGATCATCGCTAAGATGGCTGTGGGTCACGGTGGCCTTCGTCCTGAAGCCGTGGGTCTCTTCGTTAAGACTGCTCAGGTTGGTGCGTAATGTACTCGGAATCCGACATTAAGGATTCCTATTTCTATGTCAACGGGGGTTCTAAGAAAGGCTCCCGTTTGACTGTAGAAGAAAAGATTAAATTAGGTTTGATTAAAGCCCCAACTGAAGTCAAACCTAAGGTAGTCTCTAGGAAGCCTAAGAGCCCTGCAGCTCCCAAATAATACATAATAACAACTATAAAATACTACTACAAAGGATAAATTATGATTGTCACTCCTTCTAACAAACTAGATGCAGTGAATGAGATTTTATCTGCTGTAGGCTCTAGTCCTGTCAACTCACTTGAAGATGAACTGAATGTAGACGTTCTGAATGCAGTGAGGATTCTCGATAGTGTCTCTAAAGAGATTCAATCAAGAGGATGGGACTTTAATATTGAAGATTCAGTAGCTTTATTGCCGGACGCTGATACTAACTTAGTTCCCTGCCCTAATAATTATCTTAGGTTTGTCAGCAGTGGTTATAAGTTGATCAGACGATCCGGCTATTTTTTCGACATTCTTTCGCAGACCAATGAGTTCCCTGAGGGTTTGACTTTAGATACTCTGGTTAGAGGATTAGACTTTGAGGAGTTACCTGAGGTATTCCGTAAGTTCATTACTTGTCGTGCAGCTAGAATCTTTCAGATGAGATATCTTACTTCAGATGACCTGAATACGCATCTGATGACTGAGGAATCTAGTGCCTATGCAGATATCATTGACTATGATCTAACTACGGGTAACTATAATATCCTCAATGATGACCAATACATTTCTCAGTATATCCAGAGGAGCTAATAGGGATGCCATTAGTATCGCAATCAACAGTATCCTATAAGGGTGGCGTATCTCAGCAACCGGATATCATTAGGTTTGCTGATCAGGTAGAGGAGCAGATCAATGGTTTCTCTAGTGAAGTCGATGGCCTGCAAAAGAGACCTCCTACAGTTCACATTAAGAGACTTGGGGACAGAGTAGATCCACTCACTACTAAGTATCATGTCATTAACAGAGACGAGACTGAGCAGTATATCTTAGGTATGTCCAGCGGGTCTCTAAAGGTATGGGATTTTGAAGGTAATGAAAAGAAAGTTGTTATAGACAATGATTCTAGTTATCTTAACGTCACAGACGCTAATGATGACTTTAGAGCAGTCACTGTTGCAGACTATACGTTCATTCTGAACCGTAGTAAAACTATTGGTATGTCTAGTGCTACTACCTCTCAAAAGGGTCAGGACACTGCACTAGCGTACATCAAGAATGCCTCCTATGCTAAGACCTATGCTCTCTTTATGGGCGATACCTTCATGTGTGGTGTCATTACCCCTGATGGTGGTGAAGCTAAGCAGGCTGTACAGACTACCTCTGCGTACATTGCAGAGAAACTTGTAGACTTAGCTACAGGTTCTCAGGGTGCTGATAATGGAGCAACTACCTATGATTGGCTATTAGGACAGGTTGGCGGCAGAGCCTCTATGGGGTTCGCTAAGAATCCTAATTTCAACTTCAAAAATTATAACTTCAAAGTCTTTGGTGATTCCGTAGTTTCCATCCAATCTAAGACTGGCTGGGATATGCCTAATGTTGTTGTTAAGGATGGCTTTGGCAACACTAATGCATATGTCTTGAAGGGTTACGTTAACAGTGTCTCTAAGCTTCCCCCTGCTGCTCCTGATGGTTACATCATGCGCATTAAGGGTGAATCTAACTCGGCTGATGATGACTACTATGTTAACTACAATGAAGGTAAGAATGCGTGGCTAGAGTGTGCCGCACCAAACATTCAGTATCAATTTGATTACTCTAGTATGCCTCATGCTCTCGTAAGAGAATCTGATGGCTCCTTCCACTTCAAAAGACTTACTTGGACTGATAGAGCAGTAGGTGATGAGGACAGCAATCCTGAGCCTAGCTTCGTAGGGGAAACGCTGAATGATATGTTTTTCTACAGAAATCGCTTAGGGTTCATCAGTGGTGAAAATGTTATCCTCAGTGCTTCTGCTGATTTCTTTAATTTCTGGTTTAGATCAGCAGCTACTATTGCTGATACTGATCCAATTGACCTTGCTGTATCTTCAAACAAAGTCTGTATTCTAACACATGCAGTACCATTCAGCAGGGAACTAATGTTGTTCTCTAGAGAGGGACAATTTGTTCTCTCTAGTGATGGCGTAATGACACCTAAGAGTGCTAAGGTTGACCAAATCACTTCCTTTGATTACAGTGATGATGCTCAGCCTTTAGGTGTAGGACAAAGTATTTTCTTTATCTCTAACAGAGTTAACTATTGCTCTCTTATGAGATATTATACGGTACAGGACGTAGCTGACCTTAAGGATGCTGAGGACGTCTCTGCTCATGTTCCTACGTACATTCCTAAGGGAATCTTTAGGCTCTCTGGTAATACTTCAGACAATGTAATCACACTGTGTTCACGTACTCATCCTAACACTGTATGGATCTTTAAGTACATCATTCAGAATTCCCAGAGTATGCAGCAGTCATGGTGCAAATGGACGTTCCGATATGAAGGTACTCAGGTCTTACTTGCAGAGTTCGTAGGCTCTGAAATCTACTTCCTTATTAACACTGATGGCGGACTGTTCTTAGAGAAGAGCATGCTTACAGGTCAGGCAGTAGACTTCTCTGATGAGCCTATAAGATACTTTATGGATCGTAAGGTACGCTATGTCATTCCTGATACTAACAAGTACAGTGACTTTAATGACTATACCGAGGTCTCCCTAAAGGATGTCTATGGTGCTGTTCCTAAGATTGGCTCAGCTACGTATTGTCTAGTTGGTACTGATGGCTACTATCATCAGGTAACCGATTGGGATGCTAATGGTGTCTTTAAGGTGACCGGTGATCTCAGAGGCATGACTTACTTCGTAGGCAGGCAATATGAATTTGATGTTGTATTGTCTAGACCAATGATTAAGAAAACTACTTCTGACGGTGCTACGATCTCTGAAGATGAAGGCAGATTACAACTGAGATACTATTGGTTTAACTATAGTAACTCCGGTACCTTTGATGTGTCTGTAGACAATGATGTCAAGAATAAGCACTTCAAGTACACTTGTACATCTAAGGTCTTAAGTGAATCTCCATTAGTCTTAGGATCCTATAGAGTAGCAACAGGTAAGTTTAAGTTCCCTGTGCAGGACAATAGTACTGAGGTTAAGATTACAGTTACTTCAGATAATCCGTTGCCTGTGAACCTTATCTCTGGTGGTTGGGAAGGATATTATATTCGGAGGAATAGTCAGACGTGAGAAAGGGATTAACTCTTAAGAAAGCTATGGTAGGTGCTCTGCCTAGTATGGCGCCTATGGAGCAAGAGATTGGTAAAGGTCTTGTTATGGCTACTCTGTCTCTGCCTGAGGCGCCTATTGAAGTAGATCATTTCCTGTGGGCAGGCTGTTACGTTAGAACCATTCTATTGAGAAAGGGTGAGATTGGTGCAGGTGCTTTCATTAAGATCCCTACAGTAGTTATTGTTAGCGGGGACTGTAAGGTTGTCGTAGGGGATCACCTAGAGGAGATCTCTGGCTATTCTGTATTGAAAGGTATGGATGGCCGTAGGCAGGTCTTTAGTGCCTTTGAGGACACCTACATTACAATGTTCTTTGCTAGTAACGCATCTACTGTAGAGGAAGCAGAGAAAGAGTTTACTGATGAGTGGCAGTTATTAACTAACAATAGAGAGGAACTATGTCAGGAATAATTGCTGCAGGTGCAGTAATCGGTGCAGTTGCAGGTGGTGGCAGTTCCCTGTGGCAGAAATCAAAGTACAACAGATCTCTCACTAAAGCATTCAAGAAACAGATGTACTATGCTCAGATGAACTACAATTGGAATCAGAACCAATTGACTAGACAAGAGCAGAGTGCCTATGATAATGCTGTGAGCAACTTATTTCAGTTGTCTTATAACGCCTTGCAGAATAACGCTACAGTTGAAGCTTCTCTAGCTGAGACAGGTTACGAAGGGCGAACTGCAGGACAAATCAAAAGATCAATCTCAGGTGCAGTGTTGCGACAAAAGACTGCTCTTAAGGATGCCTATGAGACTGATGTAACTAACATTAGATCTCAGAAGGATGCTCTCTATGTCCAGATGAAGAATTCTGTAGAGCAGGCTAGAGATCAACTCAAGAGCCAATATAAGGGTGGCATGAGCTACGTTATGGAGTTCCTTGATAGTTCTGCTAAAGGTGCAGCTATTGGTGCAGCTACAGCAGGCGCAGGGAGTGCCCTTGCAGGCGCTGCAGGTACCGTAGGTGGTACTGGTGGTACCATTGCGGGTACTGTGGGTGGAGAGACAGTTGTTGCAGGTACCTCTAGTGTTGGGGGTTCTGCGGGTCTCTCTGGTATTGCAGGTGCGAATGTCTTAGGTACATCTACTACAGGTGTTACTACTTCTTCGTCTACTATGGGTACCGGTACTAGCTTTATGAATAACTTTATGGCTAATTATAGTACCCTTAAGACACAAAACCAAGGCATGTTTAACTTCCTTGATTACATGCAGAACTTTACAGGTGCGATGAATCAGGGGTATAACCGTAGAGGTTCCTATGGAGGTTATTACTACTAATGGCTTATAAGAATACAGCAGGTACTACGTCCATTGCTAATGAGATGGGTACTTGGAGGTACTTCAATTCTGGCTTAGCTAAGCTCGGGGAATATAAGGGTGCAAACCTTAACATTGATTCTTCTAAAGTTACTGCAGACCTCGAAGGTGACTGGGTGAATGCTTTAGGTCTAGCTTTTAAGCAGGCATCTAAAGACTTCGATCAGTATCAGATTGATGAAGCAAAGCGTCAACAGGTAAAGAAGAAAGAAGTAGAGGACTTAGCTGATAAGTATTTCCAAAGTCATTCTATTGAGCAGTATCAGCAGGATATCAAGAATAATCGTATTCCGTTTCAGGACAATCCATTTGCTATGTCTAGACTTAAGTATCTGCATGGTCGAATGGCATACAACCTGACCTATCAGGACTTTGTTAATGAACAGGTTAATACGAATAAGCTTGCTGGTAAGTCTCAGGTTGAAGTAGATTCAGAGTTCTATCAGTACGCTAAAGAGAGCCAAAAGGATCTTGCTGATTCCTTTGGTTACTCTATGGATGATGAGTTCTTTAAGGAGGGTTTCTTTGAGACTTCTCCTGAGGGTCGTCTAAAGGTAATCGCTCAGAAGGAAGCTGTAGAGGATAAATGGGAAACTGAGAAATCTCTTATTGCTGATTCCTCTAACATTGCTACGATCATTAATTCAGGGTCACCTAATGCAGGTCAAGCTTTCCTGAATTACCTTGATCAAATGGGGAGAACTACGGGGGCTAACTATTCCCCTGAGATGCAATATAAGCTTCTCAACAACGCTTTCCAGATGGCCTCTAAGTCTCGCTATGGTTCTCAGCTTATTGAGAGTATTGCAGATAAAGAGATTCCATTTATCAAAGGAACTACCTTTAGAGAGCTATTGGGTGAGGATAACCTTAAGGCATGGCTTGTCAATGCAGAGACTGTAAAGGCTACTGACAATGCTATGGAGTTCTCTCATTGGTGTGATGATATTGACAAGTATGTTGAGGATGGCAACTATGTTCTCCTCAGCCAACTTAAGGATGAAGAGTATCTCTCCAATAACAATGTAGAGACACCTAGAACTAAGTACCTTGATCAGGCAATCAGGAATGCTAAGAGAACTGCTCAGGCTAACCTTAAGGCCGCTGGGAAGGTGCGGGGTGATGCTCTCTATGAAGAGTACCTTGGGGATACTCTTAAGGCTAACATTACTGGTACTGCGGTTCCTACTGAGGAGGCTTTTAGGAAAGTCCTTCAGGATGCAGGGATCTCTCTGAATTCCAATGATATGAAGGTTATTGGGCAAGGGTTTGTCCAGAAGATCTTCACTGGGGGTGACCCAAAGAAGATCTCAATGCTACTCACTATGGCTACCTCTAAGGGTACCCCTAATTCCATTAGAGAGCCTGTCACTGAGATGCTTAAAGAGTACTATCAGGACTTAGATCATAGACTTAATGAAATTGCTATGACTGGTAAGATCTCATCTAAGGATGCTGTAGATTTACTTACGGATAAGGAAGCAGGTGACTTCCAGTATAATATCCCGGGTCAAGCTAGAGCAATCTCTATCTCAGGGTTATCCCCAGGGTTCCAAACTTTAATGAGCCTCTATAGTACTAATCCTTCAGCAGTACGACAGGTTCTCACTAATGGCACCTATGGTGACACTCGTGTATACTCACAGTTGTCTACTGTAGATATGGCTATTAGGCTTGGTAAGAATCCCCTTCAGGTTCTCGCTTCTGCTCAGGCTTTTAAGGCTCAGCAACAGAGAAAGGCACTAGAATCAGGCGTTCCTTTAGAGCAGCTATTGCCTAGATTCAGAGTAGACAGGAATGAGATTCAGGGTTTAGTTGGCACTGGGGGTCTCAACAGAGCTACTACGGATATGTTGGATACTCTTGTGTGGGCTGAGATTCGAGCCTATAAGGATGCCAATCCTACAGATGATACCTCTATCCGTAAGCTTGGTAAGGCCGCTATGGAAAAGGTAGCCAATGAATTCGTAGGTGTCCGTGGCTTTGTTCTTCCAATTGCTTCTATTCAGCAGGGGTTAGGTGAGGTTGGAGTTACCCCTCAGTCTCCTGAGGATCTAGCTAAGTATGCCAATGAGGTCTTTAAAGACTACATGAGTGAGAGAGGTCTTAATACACCTATGCTTTATGATAGTTCTTTCTATGATGTCAATAGAGATAATATTTCTGTAGTTGCTCTTGATGGTACTGAGAATATGGTTATTCCTATGAAGGACTTCACTGCTAGAATTAAAGCTAAGATTGTTAAGAATATTGAGGAGGGTTCCAAGTTTAAATGGCCGACAATTCATACGTTCCGGTAGACACTGGGGAATATCCTGTAGCTAACCTAGGGAGGTTCTTAGGAGCCTCTAAGCCTCAGTATGAAGCCTATGTAACTACTACTCCTATTGAGAACATTCCTGAAAAGGATGTACTTAAGGGAGACACTAAGAGTTATAGTCTCTTTAACTTTAACGAGAGTGCTTTTGTAGATGGTGTTAAGGTTTCCCCTATTGGCATGTGGGTTCGCAGAGGGGGATTTACTACCAAGAAATATGAGCCTACCGAAGAAGAGAAGGATGAGCTGTATAAGCAGTTCAATTATGACAAAGATGATATTGACTTTGTTTTAGATAATGCTTCTTCTATGGAGGACGTTAAGAGGAATGCAGACTTACTTGCAGAGAACCGAAGGGTTGAAGCTCAGTTTGCGAATAGCCCTTGGTATATGTCTTTAGTAGGTGGCTTAGGGAGTGCTGTAGGTAATCCAGTGGATATTGTTACTACGGTTGCTTCAGTTGTTGCTCCTCCTATTGGTGTCTCCTCTAAGGTAGCTTTAGGTGCCACTAAGGTCACTGCTAATGTTGTCTCAGGTGTAGCAGCTAATCAGCTTCAGGATTACGTTACAGGTATTCATCATGATGTCTGGGCAGACGTTGGTGCTATTGCAGGTCTTACGTTAGGCTTTGAGGGACTAGGTAAAGGTTTACGTACAGTCTCTCAAGTTAACCGTAAGGTTGCTATAGCTCATGATGCTATGCTAAAGGGTGAGAAACCCCCTGAGGATGTTGTCTTTACCCCTATCGAGAGAACACTTGCTAATAAGACTTTACCTCTTGCTAGAAAGATGAATGACCTTAGAGAACAGCTTACCTCTAAGTTACCTTCAGTTGAATTTAAACAGAAGCTCTTGTCTTATAGAGATAAATCTGAGGATCTTAAGGAATACATTGGTAACCTCACTCATTGGGAACAAGGTATCCGTACTGATGAAGGTTTTAAGCAGAGACTGAATAGCCCTGCTAAGAATACTCTCTTTGATGAAGTAGAGGGCCTTAGGGTTGAAACAGATAGCCTCATGAATACCCTTCCTCATGATGTACAGAAGTTATCCAACAGGTACGGAAGAGAGGAGACTAATGAGTTTCTTTATGACAAGATTGGTGGCTATGATGTCTCTAAGAATCCACTTAGTAAAGATCCTGAAGCTGTAGCACTGGCCGATAGAATCTCAGATACCTATAGACACCGTGGCCTTAAGCTGCATCATCTTGGTCTAGTTGATGCTGCCTATAGAATTGGTAAGTATGTTCCAGTAGTTATTGACAAATGGAAGATGCATGACTTCCTGCTTAGAGTAGGTGGAGATGAGCAGGCAGGTATCTATCTTCAGAGTTACCTCTATACAGGCGTAACTCGTTCCGCAGAAAGGCTTGCAGAGTTCCGTAGGATTTGGAAAGAGGAACTACAGGCTCAGGCAGAGAAGGAAGCTAAGAAAGCCGAAGCTCAGGGGCTTGAAGTAAACAAAGTAAAGCTTACTCCTGAGGAAGAAGATATTCAATTCAATGCGTGGCTCTGGGATGAAGCTAGAAAGGCAGGATATGGATATAGAGATCAGAATCACTCTGGTCACTCTGTAGACAACTTTAGTGATGATGCTAGAGACTTCTCTTTTCAGAAACGAAGGATGCCTTGGGATACCTCTTATAAAGATCATTCTGGCTTCTCTCTGAATAAACTAAGAGGAGATATTGTTGATGTCTCTGGCAGATACTTTAATCGTACTGCGGGGTTACTTGCAGAGAAACGAGTATACAACAGAGACTTCTCAGAGGGACTTGAGCATATCAATAAGATGGCTGATGACTATTGGGTAAAGAATACCAATAGACGTCCTGAGGGTGAGGATGAACTTCGTGAGGCTCTTAATGTCATGCATAGGCGTGCCTATGGTATGGCTATTAATCCCAACAGAGCTAACTTCACTACTGGGGATGCTCTTGCAGATATCATGAAGCAGTTAGCTTTCTCCTCCTTTGGTACTCTCATGGGTATCCTTAACTACGGTGAAGTTGGAGCAGCACTTCAGGCATATGGTGCAGGTGCTCTCATTAGAATGATCCCAGGGGTACATGAGACTGTCCAAAGATGGGGCAACGGTTTATTCACTAAGAATGATATTACCGCTATTAAGGATCACCTTATTGGCAGAGAACTTTATGATACCTTAGATGCCGCAGAGATCATGAGGCGTAACGCAGAGAAATATCGTAACATTAATCCCTATATGGCTAAGGCTGTAGGGATCTTTAATGTTATTGCAGACTACTCCCCTGCTGCTCAGATTCAGAGGTACACTAATAACACTATCATTGATACAGTCGTTAGTTGCTTCCTTGGGGAGTTCATGCAGAAGGCTTATGGGCGTACTGCGGCTCACAGAGGATTCCTTAGAGATATTGATCTTAAGAGAGTAGGGATTACTAAAGCTGATCTTGATTATACCCTAATGGCTAGCAAGAGATTCTTTAGGTACGATGAGACAGCTAAGACACCTATGCTCAAGAAAGGTACACGATTGGCTGACTTCAGAGATGACGATAAAGCTATGAGTGTATTGCGTAAGCTCACTAACTACGCTATTGAGGAGACCCTTCAGAGACGCAAATTAGATGATGTCTTTACGTGGCAGGTAGCTAATAATCCTGTAGTGTCTATGGCTCTCCAGTTTAAGACCTTCGCAGTGCAGTCCTATAATAAGCGTTTCGTTAAACTAATGAATCGCTGGGAAGAAGAGGGTAACCTTGCTGCATTGAATAGCTATCTCACCTCTAGTGCTCTTACAGGTGCAATTACGTTAGCTCAGGTTAACCTTAGAGCCTTGGGTATGGAGGATGAAGCTAAAGAGCAGTACCTTCAGAACACCTTAGGTATTGGCTCTATAGATGACTTGAGTGACCCTGATGCACTTACTACATTCTTGATGCAGGCATTCTTTAATAGAAACCCCTATACAGCCTCTATGGCTCTTGCATTGAATTCTGTAGGTATTGGTACATCAGCTAAGACTACAGCTCAAACTAGAGATACCTTAGGTGAAGATTCTAACTACATCAAGTGGAACGGTATCGCTAATACTGTCTTAGATATGTTCCCTGCATTGCGCTATGGCGAATCTCTTGCCTTTGGTGGCTTGGGTACATACAGCAGAATTCAGGATATGGTTCTTAATGATTCTACCTATAAGGATCGAAGGGATATCGCTAGGTATATCAAGAGGTCTACATCAACTATCCCAAATATACCGGGGATAACTAATGCAATTAAGTCCTTCGTTAATGACGATCTAGAGGACTACAAATATGGATATTAATATTTAATGGCTTCCACTATTATCATCTATGAGGGGGACGGTACTAGAACTGACTTTACAGTTCCCTTTGATTATCTAAAGAAGTCTTTCGTTACTGTACGATTAGGCACTGGCACTCCTCTTACTGGGGGTGACTATGGTGATACCGGCAGTGACTATTACTTCCTAGATAAAACTACGATTAGACTTAAGGTAGCTCCTTCATCAGGAGAATCCTTAACAATCCGAAGATATACCTCAGCTACTGAACGAGTAGTCACCTTTAAGGATGCCTCCATTCTTAAGGCTACTGATTTGGATACGTCTCAGGTGCAGGCACTTCATATCGCTGAAGAAGGTCGAGATATCCTTGATGATTCCCTTAGTGTCAACCGAGAGGGAAACTTTGACGCTAAGGGTAAACGTATCATCAATGTAGGTACTCCTGAAGCTGATTCTGATGCTATGACCTATGGTGTCTATAAGACTGATGCTAAGGGCGCCTATCAGGCTAAGCTAGATGCTGAGGCCGCTAGGGATGCCGCTAAGGTCTCTGAGGAGAACGCTAAGGCTTCTGAAGTTAATGCTAAGGAGTCTGAGGTTAATGCTAAGGAGTCTGAGGTAACCGCTAAGGCTTCTGCGGGTACTGCAGTATCTGCGGCTAAGCATGCTGATGCTGTCAAGACAGAGAACCAAGCAATCCTTGAAGAGGCTCAACAGCTACAAACCATTATTAAAACCTCTGAGAGGAATGCTTATGATAATGCTGTAATTGCTACTCAAAAGGCTGATGAAGCTAAAGTGTCTGAGAGGAACGCTAAGGTCTCTGAGGAGAACGCTAAGGCTTCTGAAGTCTCTGCTAAGGCTAACGCAGATAGAGTAGAAGAGATTGCAGGGGTCGTTGTCCCTGTTGCTGATGAGATCCGTATCGTAGCTGAAAACATTGACCATGTAGTTACTGATTCTAGAAACATCAATAACATTAACATCGTTGGTAATGACCTTGAGGGTTCCCTTAGTATCTCCATCTTTGAGGACTATGGTGATCTAGGTAATACTGGGGGCGCCCTTCCTACTATTACTGGTGGTAACATCAAGAATGTGTCAGACAACATTACTGAAGTTAGGCAGGTAGGCTCTAACATTGAAGATGTTAAGAAGGTTGCTACGGAAATCAACAAGATTCCTGAAACAATCACCACCATGGAGGGCCTAAAGGCAGACTCAATTTCTGCTAGAGATCTTGCTAAGGATTGGGCTAACAAGACTACGGGTACTGTGGATGGCTCTGAATACTCTTCTAAGTATTATGCTAATAAGGCTAAGGAAAGCGCTACTGAAGGTGCTACCACCCTTAATGAAATCACGACAGAGGGTGCTAAACAAGTAAAATCCATCACAGATACCGCTTCTACTGAGCTTGGTAAAATCACTAGTGAAGGGGGAAAGCAGGTTGGTCTTGTGAGTGCTCAGGGTACTACCAGTGTTAATGCTGTGAAGGCTCAACAGACGACTAGCGTTAATGCAGTTACTGCTGAGGGCACTAAGCAAGTTGGTAGTGTCACCACTGAAGGCACCAAGCAGGTTAACTTAGCTAAAGCTCAGGCTACCATCGCTACACAGCAGGCAACCCTTGCTACGACGAAGGCTAGCGAGGCTGAGGATAGTGCTACTGCGGCTAACGCTGATGCCACTAAGGCTAAGGCTAGTGCCGCCAATGCGGCTAATAGTGCAAGCACCTCTACTGCTCAGGCTACTGCGGCTAGCAATAGTGCTAAGGCGGCTAAGCTCTCTGAGGATAATGCGGCTTTGTCTAAGACTGTGGCAGGTACCTCTGAGACTAACGCTAAGGCTTCTGAAGTTGAAGCCAAGAAACAAGCTGATCTCGCTAAGGGTTATGCCGACCAAGCCGCTAGTGGCCAGATTAACTCTGACTGGGCTGAGACTGACAGTACGTCTAAGGCGTTTATCAAGAACAAGCCTACGCTTGGTACGTTGGCTAGTAAGAACAGTATCGCGTACGCTGAGGTTACGGGTACTCCTGATCTCTCCGTGTATGTTCTTGGTAGCACTCTTACTGCTGAGCTTGCTAAGAAGGCTAATGCAAGTCATACTCATACGACTGCTCAGGTTACTGGTCTTGATACTGCTCTGGCAGGTAAGGCTCCTACGAGCCATACACATACGTCTGCACAGATCACTGATTTGACGACGAAGTTGAATGCTAAACTTGATGTTGCTACCTTCAACGGTTATATTGATTATGGAGATTTAGGTTCTTAACATGGCTATTAAAGAACGAAAACAAATTACGGGCACTGAAGCCCAAATCAAGGGCTATGCAGGGCACAATGGTGTCCTAGCGTATGCTACGGATACCAAGCATCTGCATGTTCTTAGTGGTACTGCAGGGACGACTACTAAGCTCGCTAATATGTCTGACATCCCTGCTCCTGTGGATATCTCTGGTAAAGCTGATAAGACGTATGTGGATACTGAGCTTGCTAAGAAGCAGACTAAGGGTGACTACGCTACTAACACTGCTCTTACTCAAGGTCTTGCAGGTAAGGCTAATAGCTCCCATACGCATACTAAGAGTCAGATTACGGACTTCCCTACGATCCCTGATGCCATTCTTAAAAAAGGCAATAGAGGGGCTATTGCAGGTTATGAGCAGTGGACTAAAGTAGGCGCTACTACAACTCTCAATGTTTCTAGTGGTGATTCGTTGCTGATGGAAACTGCAGGTGCGGCGGCTACTATCACTGTGCAAGCGAGCGCTATTAATGAAACAGCCACTAAACTTGTTTGGGTGTCTAAATCTAATAAGAGTATCACTATTAACGGTACTGTCGGATGGTTTGGGGAAAATGCACCCACCCTTAATAAATCTACTGTCGTGTTGCTGTTTTTCTTTCATGACGGGTATACTGACTGTAGACTTATTGGGCAGTGGGATTGATTAACCATGATTAGATACACGTATAAAGATAAGAAGTACACTAGTCTGTACACTCTTCGTCAGGCTATTTGGGATAACGACCATACGATCTTTGGAGACCTCACAGACGAGCTTAAGACTCGCTTTAACATCACTGAAGAGGAGTACAACCCTGAAGATGAGTGGACGAATGACCAGTGGGCTGACATGGTTCGTAGAAAGAGAGACTCTCTGATCTCTGGTACGGACTACTACATCCTTCCTGATTACCCCAGTACCCCTGACGGTATTGAAGCTGTGAAGCAGTACAGACAGGATCTTAGGGATATCACTCTTCAGAGTGGATTCCCTAGGAATGTACAGTGGCCTACCATTCCGTCTACCCTTAGTAGAGCCAAGGGTTTGGCTACTGTTGGTCTTGCTAAGGTGGGAGTGTAGTATGCTTAATAATCAATCTAGGAAGAGGGTACTATGTAGAAGAAGATTCTTGGGAGGCTCAAGATGCTGAACAAGGAGCTTCTGATGGTTACAGGGGGTAAAACAGAATGGTATACTAAGCTAACGGTTGGTAGCGCCAACAACCACTATGGGTATTCCACAGACAAAGACCTTATGGGTATCTTTGGCTCTATGAGTAAAGAGCCATCTTGGACCTCTAAAGGGAAAGCTTGTTCACTGTGGGCATTTACCAGCTATAAAAACGGCACATTTTTATTTATAAACAGCGCCGAAGCACTTAAAAACTATTTTAGCGAGATAACAGTGACTGTTGTTGAAAAGAATTTGACATTAACATTCAACTACTTCAACATATTCGGCTATGACTCACAGACATTGTTATTCACGCCAGACGACGTAGGGAAGACATTTACTATTGGTTTTGACCCTCCCCCAGATTCATACGCTTAATAAAGCATGAGAGACCATGTTTTTGGTAACTAGACTTGGACTCTCATATTTTTAGCTTAGTTACCTATTTTTAAAATCAATAAAGGAAATATATTATGGCAGAATTTGCTTCTAAGGGTGTTGCAGGCTCAGGCGAAGTTCGGCTGTATCGATGGTACCATTGCCAGCATGATGGGTACTCTTGGTAAGATCACGGATACCTTTGTGCCTATGAGTGCAATCTGCCCAACTCCTATGGCTAAGTACAATTCGTGGACTGCTCCTACGAATACTCCTGCTACTGGAGCATAATAATTTCCTATGAAGATCAGTTTGAGTAAGATCTCTCAGGTTCTCCCTGAGTTCGTTGATACTCGACTGATGCCTAGTGCTCCCTCTACGATGAAATGGATTCTTGGAGGGAGTACGTTCTTGATTCTGCATCAGGCGGATACCCTCATCGGTAAGTATCTGCCTATGCTGAAACAGGTAGGTATCGTCGATGAGAACAACAAGGTAGACATTGAAGTTGCTAAGGGATTCATTAACAGTGCATTCGATAAGAGTGGTACTGTGGAATACCTTGGATTTAAATTCGATAAGTCTGATGGTGAGGCTCTAATTAATATTATGGAGAAATACAAAGATGATTGATGAAAAATGGGAAGATAATGTTTTTATGATGGCTAAGCATAAACTTCTTGAAGTTATTGAGAAGCGTAACAAGGAGTCTTACCATACTGAGGGAGACAACCGAGCCTATAAGGATGCCCTAAAGGCTTTGTACTATCTCATTAGCATTGAGAAGAGCAAGTAATTCGGGTGTTTCAGTAGTCCTAAAGGATTTACGCACAGTAATTAACGTAGGACTACTGAGTCTATCTAACAGACTAAGTAAATGAATATACAAGTTTATTGGGATGGCAATGTAGGTGCCTGTGAGTATGAGAACCGTAAGGCATTCTTTACAACGAAACCCGACATTCCTACGGTTACCTTTGATGTCATCGTGTATAGCGAAGACAACAGCGTAACGAAGAAGATTTATGCTAATATTACTAGTGAACTTACTTCTGAGGAAGTTACTGCCATAAAGCAGTTTGCTAAGGCACAGTTCACGGATAAGAACAACACTAATTAAATAACTAAATACACTATGGCACTGGAAGTAATTAAGAAAGATGGTACTGTAGAAGGTTGGAACGGAGAGAAGATCAAAGAAGCTGTCTATAAGGCGGCCGCTAGAGTGAATCAATATGTGGAGCCTGATGTTCTTAACAAACTGGTTGAGAAAGTTCACTCTTGTTTAATTATTGATAGAGATGCTCCAACTAAAGACCTTCATAAGGAAGTAATTTATTACTTGAGATACTTTGGCTTAGACGATATCGCCAACTCATATCAAGAATATAGAGACTATAAGAATACTTATGCTAAATCATTTGAGAAAGTTAAAGATGAAGCTGATAACGTGCTTCTACTTGGGGACAGAGAGAATGCTAACTTCGATAGCTCTCTGGTGTCAACAAAAGGCTCGCTCATTAAGGGATACCTTACAAAAGAGCTCTATCGACAATTCTATCTTAGCAAGGAAGAAAAAGAGTTAACTAAGCGTGGTGATATCTACATTCACGATATGCGAGATATGCTCATGGGTTCTGTCAATTGCTGCCTGTTTGATATTGGGAATGTCCTTAGGGGTGGCTTTAGTATGTCCAATGTGGACTACACGGAACCTACGAGTGTATTGAGTGCACTTCAGGTTATCGGTGACATCACTCTTGTGGCTACTGCACAGCAGTTCGGTGGATTCACCCTTGCAGAGATCGATAAGGTTCTCCTTCCGTATGCTAAGAAGACCTACGATAACGCATTTAAGAAATACTTCGAACAATGCAACATGGAGTATGATGAATCCTGTGCAATGGCTATGGGGGATCTCAGGCGTGAACTTGAACAAGGCTTCCAGTCCCTTGAGCTGAAGCTCAATACTGTTCCGTGTTCTCGCGGTGACTTCGCATTCACTACGCTTACCTTCGGTACTTGGGACATCAGGATGGCTGACCTTGATAGAGACATCATGCGGATGATTGGTGAGACTATCCTTAAGACTCGCATAAGGGGGCATGGAGGTAAACAGGTGGTGTTCCCTAAGCTTGTCTTCCTCTATGATGAAAATAAGATCAATGAAGATGAAGATCACAAGGAGCTCTTTGAACTTGCTGTGAAGTGTTCCAGTATGTGCATGTACCCTGATTATCTTAGCTTGAACCATGGTAAGGCTGCAGACATCTACAAGCGTACTGGAGCTATTACTTCGCCGATAAACTAATATCCTGTCGGCGTTAAACATACCTAAACGGGGAAACTCCTAACAAGTAATGTTGAGGACAATCCCGTACGAAGCAATAATAAGAATTATTGTGTGTCTAACGACTAACCCTGATGAATGTAGGGGTGTAGGGGGCGCGAGGTGATTGCTCACGCCTTCGAAACGGTATGCCTAAACTAAGATTTAGGAAGATATAGTCTAGCCCATTTAGAAATAAATGGAATCAAATTATGAGATACAGCCTATGGCAGGGATGCCGGGCGTACCTCACTGAATGGCACGCCCCTGAAACCAATGAGGCCATTACTATAGGTCGATGCAACATTGGGGCAGTGTCTCTTAATCTCCCCCTTATTTTGGCCTACTCTCTAAAGAATAACGTAGACTTCTTCAATGTCCTTGATGCACGACTTGAGACTATCCGTAATTTCTTTAAGAAACGCTATGATATCATCAGACACACTAAAGCTTGTACCAATCCTATGGCATTCATGCAAGGAGGGTTCTATAAGGGGAATCTTAAGGCAGACGATGAGATTGGTGATTTGGTTAACTACATGACCGCTTCCTTTGGTGTCACTGCTTTGAATGAACTTAATATTCTTGCTACGGGTAAGACACTCTATCAGGATCCTTGGTATGCCCGAACTGTACTGAAACATATTAACGATAAGGTAGAGAAGTTCAAGAAAGAAGATGGCTATCTCTATGCTGTCTATGGAACGCCTAAACAAGTGTGGGCACGTCCTGAGTAATTAGGAACGTAAAATTGTGTGGACTCGCTAAAATGCGAGGTGTCTCGAAAGAGGCTAACGGGGAAGGCTAAGGCGCTTGCTATGCTAATCCCGTGGAGTTTAATAAATGCAATATAAAAAACTATCAAACTATTCAAAGTACCTGTTTTCTGAAGATGGTAATATTTATAGGATTAGAAAAGATCACCTTCAGAGGTTAAAGCTCTCAAAGCACCCTAGTGGATATACATATAAAAACCTCTATGATGACTCAGGGCGACAGAAAACTTTTAGAGTACATAGGCTGATCGCAAAGCTCTTTATTGATAACCCCCTAAATAAACCCTATGTTAACCATAAAAATGGTAAAAAAGATGATAACCGGGTAGAGAATTTAGAGTGGATGACTAATGGCGAGAATGTGCATCATGCCTATGTTAATGGGCTTTGGAAGCCGGTTAAACGGCAGAAACACTCAAGATTTGTGAGAGTAACCCGTTGGGGTACTCAAATATTCTACGGCTCGTCTAGAGACGCCGCGAAATTCTTAGGTTGTTCGGTGTCCTCTATAACAAGAGCATACAAAGAATACAACGGAGTGCTTAGAAAATATAATTGCTTTATTACGCTCTGTAACGACTATCCCAAGGCTTGCCAAAAAGAAGCAAAAGGAGTACGGCCGGAATCGGTGGGTGAGAACCCCTTAAATGGAAGCACACAACCCCTTAGTAATAAGGGTGATGATATAGTCTAATCCCCTAATAAATATCGGGAAACCGAGGGTATAAATGGCAGAAAATTTATGTGGTGTACAAGCTAAACAATATGCTGAGTACACCGGAGATAACCAGTTTGGAGAGTACTTCACTAACAGCTTCCATATGCACGTTAGTGAGCCTATCACCCCTTTTGAGAAACAAGATGCTGAATATGAGATGTTCCATATGTGCAACGGAGGCCACATTCAGTATGTCCGAGTGACTAACCCTGAGAACCTTCAGGCACTTAAGGCTCTGGTTCTCCGAGGTATGGAGAAGGGGTACTATCAAGGTATTAACTTTGATAGTGTCTATTGTGAAGACTGCCATAAGCACTCCACTAATGCTATGAACAAGTGCCCTCATTGTGGGTCTACTAACTTGTCTGTCATTAGTCGTGTTTGTGGCTACTTAGGGTACACTAAAGCTAATGGTAGTACTCGTATGAACGATGCTAAGTTAGCTGAAATTAAAGACAGAGTATCAATGTAACGATGAACTACGCTAAGATAGATACCTGTAGTATGACTAATGGGGATGGCATGGGGGTAGACCTGTTTGTCTCAGGATGCTCCTTATGCTGCCGAGGGTGCTTCAACAAGAAAGCTCAGGATCCCCAATACGGTCAAGAGTTCACTGAAGATACTCTAGACACCCTCCTAGATGCTCTTAAATCGCCCTATATTGAACGATTGAGTATCTTAGGTGGTGACCCCTTAGAGCCCTATAACAAACACGCTGTAGAGCAAATCCTGAAGCGTGTGAGGGATGTCTATGGGGACACTAAGAGAATCTGGTTATGGACAGGACGTACCTATGAGGATATCAAAGATGAACCCATCTTGGATTATGTTGATGTTCTCATTGATGGTAAATTTGAATTAGATAAAAAGGAAAAACATGAATACCACGGCTCAAGCAATCAGCGAGTCTTTAGAATATTCAACGGAGGGTCTTGCGGACACTATGCAAGTATTGTTCGACAAGGCTCACCCTTCAGGGACGAACGGAAAGCTCTATCTTAAGCTCATCCTTGAGGAGTTTGAAGAATGGGCAGAGGAAGCTTCAGATTGCCCAGAGGACTTCAAAGAACTCTGTGATCTTATCTGGGTTTGCATCATGTATGCTATTGAACATAAGTATCCTCTTGAGTTAGGCATGAAGGCTCTTGCAGAGGAATTCATGAGCAAGATGGTTGATGACAATGGCAACCTTTGTCCTACCTATAGAGCTGATGGAAAGTTACTTAAAGGAGCACACTTTAAGAAAGCTGACTTTAGGAAGCTCTTAGGTGTAGCTTCATGAGATTTCTAGATATAGGATCTACAGTTGAAGATGGGGGATCCAGAGTAAAGGATATTATTAGTATGTCTCCCCCTATAGCTGTCACAGGGGTTACATTTTTAGGGGTAGCCCTTAGTGACTGGGTTTACATAGGTACCATTGTGTACACTATAGTAGGCATTATAACAATGATAAAGAAGCACTGGGTAGATCCATACCTAGCTGCTAGGAGAGTGAGAATCAATGAAGAACAAAGAACCATTAGACAGAGAGAGCTTGCTGAGCTTGATTCAGGACAACATGTTGGAGAACATGCTGAACGACCTTAAAGACCCAGAGAAACGTAACCCTCAGCTATACAATGCGATTATTAAGGAACTGCAGAGAAATGGCATCAATTGTGTGCCTAAGGCTGGCGAAGATGAAGACAATGCATTGGCATCCCTGCTGAAGGCTACTAAGGAGAACTTTGAGTTAGACTATGGAGCTAATGGCCTTGTCAACTAAAGCATTGGTTCCATACTTTAACAGTTTTCCACTGTTCTGTAGCTTAGTTTGGCAGACAATCGGGTTGCCACAGACTACGTCTATTCAGGTAGATATTGCTAAGACACTGCAGCATCCCCCCAATGATCGATTCATTCTTATGGGGTTCCGTGGTGTAGCTAAGAGTTTCATTACATGTGCCTATGTTGTATGGTGCCTATGGAAGAACCCTCAGCTCAAGATTATGGTTGTCTCAGCTAATAAAGAAAGAGCTGATGCAAACGCTACCTTTATTAAGAAGATCATTAATGAGCTGCCATTCTTGAACCACTTAAAGGCTAGAGAAGGGCAGAGAGATACTCAGAACCTCTTCGACGTTGGCCCTGCCAAACCCGACCATTCACCTTCGGTTAAGTCTGTGGGTATTAAGGGCCAGCTAACGGGTTCCCGTGCAGACATCATTGTCGCAGACGATAAACTTTAACCATGTCGTCTTTAAACCCCTTAAATTCGGTGGAACTCAGTCCTAACTAGGAAAGACAATACCGAGCCGAGCTATTTAGCAGGTGTAACGACTATTATGTAGGGTCAAGTGACTCGAAAAATGGGGATACCTTTTGGTATAAGATATAGTCTGGTCTTCATAGAGATATGAAGCATCGTCAAGTATAAGGAACATAACTATGTACGAAATTAACAAAACTTACGAAACTCCTAAAGGTCTTATTAAGATCCTGTCTAGAACTAAGAAGCAGAAACTTCCTAATGGTAAAGTTAAGCATCCTAGGGCTGTCATCCAGTTTGTTAAAACTGGTACAGTCATTGATGTTCAGACTTGCAACATTAAAGCAGGAAAGTTTGAAGACTTTATGGAACCCACAGTTTATGGCGTGGGCTTTCTTGGGTCTCCTATTAGAATCCCTTCTAGAGGCTCTAACAGCATCGTCCGTAAGATCTATGACTTGTGGGCTAACATGCTGAAGAGAGCCTACGGTAACTATGGCCCCCGCTCTAGCTATGTAGGCTGTGTAGTAGATCCTAGATGGCATAACTTCACCACTTTCTTGAACACTATCCATGAGGTAGAAGGATACGAAGAGTGGGAAAAGAACTCTAGCATGCACCTTGATAAGGACATTAAGAAGGGCAACTGCAAGATCTACTCTAGGGATCACTGTAAGTTTGTTTCTGCTACTGAAAACGTAGCGGATTCTCTAAAGAGACGATGGGGTAAGACTAACGACCTTACCTTAACATAAAGGTGGAAGTTCCATCTAATTCATTTACTCAGGTTCTTAGAGATCAGCTATTCGAGCTCGTGAAGGAGTTTGACGCTGTTATCAAACCTAATGGCACCATCATTTACCTTGGTACCCCTCAGAATGAAATGTCTCTCTATAATGAGCTTCAGGAGAGAGGGTACACTGCTATCATCTACCCTGCAAGATATCCTTATGATGAGACCCAGAGAGCTAACTATGGTACACGTCTAGCTAAGTTCATTGCGGACAAGTATGACAGTGATCCTGAGAAGTACGCAGGTAAACCTACAGATCCCCTTAGATTCAATGAAGAGGATCTACAGAAACGAGAGCTGTCCTATAGAAGAGCTGGGTTCCTGCTGCAGTTCATGCTAGACACTAGCTTATCTGATGCTGATAAGTATCCATTGAGACTTAGAGATCTCATTGTGGGTACCTTCAGTACAGATGAGGCACCTATGAAACTAACGTGGATGCCTGACCCTGCTCGTAAGGTCTCACTACAGGAAATCCCAAAGGTAATGGGACTAAAGGGAGATGCCTATTATATGTGCCACACAGCTTCCCCAGAGATGGAGAAGTATTCCTATAAGATGATGTGTGTTGATCCGTCTGGCAGGGGACGTGATGAGACGGGATATTGTGTACTCTATTATCTCAATGGATATATCTACGTAATGGAAGCAGGAGGTCTCCTAGGGGGATACTCTGATGTAGTCCTAAATAAGCTAGCTAATACTGCTAAGAAGTGGAAGGTTAATGAGGTAGTCATTGAAGGGAATTTCGGGGACGGGATGTACCTCAAACTATTTGAACCTGTCCTCAGGAAAACCTATAAGGAATGCGGTACTAAAGAAGTTAAGTCAACAGGACAGAAAGAAGTACGCATCATAGATACCCTAGAGCCTGTCCTAGGTAACCATAAGATGATAGTTACCCCTGAGTGCATCAACAGGGATATCGATAGTGTCCCTGAAGGTGACTACAAGTATGCACTATTCTATCAGATGACTAGGATTACCTCAGACAGAGGATCACTAGTTCACGATGATAGATTGGATGCCTTAGCTATAGGTGTCAAGTATTTAGTAGATTTCATGGGAATTGATGCTGATGAAGGAATAAATGAAGTAACTTCAGAATGGCTAGAGGAATCTTTGGAAGCCTTTCATGGGTTTATTACAAGAAAAATAGGAATAAATACAATTACAGAAAATGTAAGAGAATCAGGTACTTCCAAGGGGTTCAATAAATACAAATATTCAGAGGGATACAAGTTTACAAGATAAAATCATCCCTATAAGGGTGAAGTGACTACTCCGAATAAAATCTCCCCTCCCAGAAGGGGCCAGAAAAAGGTATATATAAGATATCTACCTGACCACCTCCTGACAAAAAATAAGAAAATAATAATTAAAAAAAATAATGGGGTTACCTATAGACCCTTTGAGATATTCTAAAGGGGCTCATAAAGACTGACTTTAGATTTTTCTTTATGTTCCCTTTTAGTTAACTCAAAGTATACATATGAGACCATTGAATCATAAACTAGTAGTAGCTATCAAGATCATCATTATTATTGTCCTTTTAGTGGTTTCCTTATTGAATGGTGATGTAGGGACAGTTGATGCACTACTTAGAGCTGCTGTAGGTGGCTTACTATAGCCCCTTTAAGGGGTGCCTATAGTTAGCCTATAGACCATTTAAGGTGTACCTTAAGTTAACCCTTAGGGTACGCCTCCTTATGTTAGCTTGCTATCTCTTGACGATAACTTGTGGTTAACTCTAGGGTAACTTAAGTGTAACAACAGGGTCACCTTGATTAGAATTTTATAATAAATTTGTAAGGTGGCACCTTAAGACAGACACGGGCGTGTGTCCCCCGTAGGGTGCCTCGAGATTCCCTGTTGCTGCTCGTATACACCTGCTGCCTAATTTACGTATATATGTGTAGGCGTGCGTAAGGGTGCCCAAGGGGAGCCTTTAGGGTAACCTCGGGGGCTATTGTTTACATTTGGTTCATCTATGTTTTTTCGGGGTAACATAGGTATTTCTACTTATATCATATCTGTTGCTCCCTTAAGTTTCCCTATTATCAACCTTAAGACAACCCGAAGGTCGTCCATTTGCCTATTATTATAATAGGCGTGAGGGGTTTGAGGGGATACCGTGAAGAGGGGATTGGGGATGGCTTGACATGTGACTTGTGAATTGCTATAGTGTGCTCATCGATAGACAAACAGACCTCTTAGGAGTTCTAAAGATGCTACAGTTCAGATTAAAGAGAGTTATCATCAGATCGGATGCAGAGACACAGAGGGTTTCTATAGTGTGCCCTGATGGTGCTCAGTATGTGATCCAGTTTACGACTGATGATGATCATTTTCATGAGTTTGAGGCTTATCTTCTGTGGAATGCAATGCACTACTCAGACTTCAGAGATGAAGAACGTACTCTTATAGTCATCCGAAAAGTTGAGCATTATGCACTCATGCAAGGCATTGAGAACTTCGAGGGGAAGTGGCAATCGGCTGCCAAGTAGGTATTAATACTTACATAGCACATTCTTGACAAGCTCTCTTGAGTGTGCTAAAGTAAGAAGTAATCAAAGATTTAAAGGAAGATAACAAGGAACTGTTCTTTGCAGACCTTTATTTTCTTAAGTAACACCAAGGGCAGCCAAAGATCAACCAAGGGTACACTAAGGGATAGTCCTAATACATAGAGACTTGACAAAATAATGTTAGGTCTCTACAATTAGAACTAACCTAAATAGCAACTCATAGGAGCAACATCATGTCACGCTATGCATACAACCTTCAGCCTAAAGGCCGCCAAAAATCATTCTATGGCAAGGCTATTGTCGTAGTCACTAACGATAAGTATGAGAACACTCATCGTCTGTACTCTTATAACACTCAAGTTGCCTGCCTCGACTTGTCGGACAAGACACTTAAAATCTTTGGTTGGTACTCAGCTACCACAGCAAAGCACATTCGCTCATTCCTGCTGGAAGCCTTTGGAGAAGATATCGCAGAAATGCGTGAAGCCATTTGGGCAGCCAGAGATCTCTGGAAGTGCAAAAGCTTCAAGGCATTCTGCAATGAATCTCCCGAAATCTATGTAGAGGGTGGTGTCGTCAGCATCATGGCTCGCAACCGACCTTCAGTAAGCAATTTCAACCTTCAGTAAGCAATAGGAGAACATCGTGTATGCATTCTTTGTCAAGAAATACAATGGCAAGCGCTATCGTATGTGGGCAACATCCTTCAGCAACCTTTGTGATGCACTAATTAAATATGAGTTCCTAAAGAAGAACTCAGGATACCCAAGGGGCAGCGAAGTCCAGCTGAGGATGCACGATATCAACTCTCAGAAATGGAAGTGGCTTGGTGACTGGAAGGAGCTCTAAAACCTCTCTAATTTCACCTCAGTTAAACGATAGGTGCTCAGGGGTACCAACATACCACCAAGTACACTATCGTTTAACCTGATGCAAATCTGAGGCCTCTGCGGCCATTTTAAATAGGAAACCACAACATGTACATTGTCATTCACGATTACAGAACACCAGGAGGCAAGATGAGATTGATCAGCTGCAATCTATGCAAAGAAGTACCCGTAGAGTGCTTTGATGAGAACACACTGAGCGCTACAGTCTTTACTCAAGTGCAGCCTGCAGTAGACTACATCGATTCACTCTATGAGAACTCCAAAGTTACCTATGAGCAGCGCGAGAGTATGATCTTCAGCATTTATGAGCAGCTTGGCAACTATATGGTTGGTCGTCCCTATAAAATGTGGTGTATCGAACATGAATATTAAATATTTAATTCACAAAGAAACCTCAATAGTTTACTCTAAAGAGTACTATGAGGAACATAAAGACAACATCGATTTAACTGAATTCTATGTAATAAATGGGAATTAATATGCAGGAATACGACAATGAATGGGTTAATGAAGGAATAAACGATAGTGGAAAGCCAGAAGATCAGAAGCATTATCAGGGCTTAATTCAGCCTATTGAATTAATGCAAGAGCTGCTTTCTCACAAGGAATTCATAGGTTTCTGTAAAGGAAATATGATCAAATATTCCTATAGGGCAGGTCATAAAAATGGGGAATCTGGTAAGAAAGACAAAGAGAAATATGAAGCTTATAAAGAGTTTCTCAATAGGCATCTTTATGGCAGACCGCTGATTGAACGAGACGAAGAGTAGTAAGATTACTCTATCTAATAGGGGAGATTATATTAATATTGATCTAGGTCAAGAAAAAAAATATAATCTCCAGTACTAGAGAGAGGTAGGATAAGACATTGATGTAGATCAAATCAGAGAGACAAGGGACTATAGTTAACTTAAAGATAACCTAAAGATAAACTATAGAGAACTATAGATATTAACTTTAATGATAATAACTATAATAATAACTTATAAGAGTATAATCATAATAATAATAATAATAATTATAATATAAATAACTAAGTAGGTTATTACTATAGATACTAATCTAAAGACTAACTAAAGATAACTTAAAGTTAACTAAAGGAAACCAAATGGACACTAAAGAATCTATTGCAGCTATTCGGATTAACGAAGTAGGTTATGACGAACTATGCATGAAATATGGAAAGCATTTAGTTGATAAAGAAATAGAATTAGAATTAGAGAGTAAGGATTTAGCTTATCAATCTTTCATGTCTAAAATTAATAAGGCTAGAGAGAATAAAACTCTAGCTGACACTGGGACAACTAAAGTGCTGCTTAAAGAAGCCCTGCCTGCTTTCTGTAAGGGACTAAAGAGTTTCTATGAAAAAGCTGACAGTGGTAAACCGGGTAAGCGCCATATTTGTGCAGTTGTCTTAAAGAAGCTAGAGATTGAGCATGTATCTTTCTTGTCTCTTAGAACTATTCTTTCTAATGCTATCCCTCAGATTAACCTTACGTCCCTTGCAAAAGAGTTAGGAACTGAGTTAGAACTGGAGATGAAGTTCCAAGATGTATTGTCTACTTTGTCTGAGAAGGAACGATCCTACTTTCAGGTCAACCTCAACAAACGTATAGGTATGTCTTTCAAGACTGCCTTTGTTAACGCCAAAGATAAATGGTTAGCTGATGAGGAACGTAAAGAGAAGTGGGAGAAATGGACTGATTCTGTTCGCTGCAATCTAGGTATGAAGTTGATCGATATCTTTATTGTGTCTACCGGTCTAGGGAAGATCTCTAGGTACTCCCAAGGTATCAAGCTTTCCTATCGATTTGAGATTGCTCCTGAGATTGTTCAGTACATTGCCCATAATGATAGGGAGATGGCTGATCTTCTCTTTAAGAATCGTCCTATGGTCATCCCTCCTAAGCCTTGGAGTAATCCTATCAACGGTGGCTACTATATCAATCTCAAGCGCCCCATTCCTTTAGTTCGTCTTAATGAAAAGACTGTTATGGATCTCTATGGAGATCTCGATATGCCTGACGTTTATAAGGCTGTTAATGCTATTCAAGAAACACCTTGGAGAATCAACAAAAGGGTACTTAATGTAGCTCAGGAGATCTCTAAGTGGAAGCATATCCCTGATGGTCTTGAGATGCCTTTAGCGGAACCTGAGGAACCTCCAGTTAGACCTGAGGCAGCAGACAAGAATCCTCAGGTACAGAAGGAATGGCGTAAGTCTATGGTTATCTACTTTCAGCGTGACAATAAGCGTAAGTCTAAGCGTTATGCAGTGAATGCTCAGCTTGCTCTTGCGGATATCTATAAAGACTATGAACGTATCTACTTTCCTCATAATCTTGATTTCCGTGGTCGTGTCTATCCGCTACCTTTGCTGAACCCGCAAGGCACTGATTTCTGCAAGAGCTTGCTAGAGTTCGCTGATGGTGCTCCTTTGGGGGATTCAGGGGTAGCCTGGTTAGCTATTCAGGGTGCTAATTGCTATGGCCTCGATAAGAAACCTTTAGAGGAACGTATTGCGTGGGTCTATGAGAACACTGAGCTTATCCTAAAGACTGCTAAAGATCCTCTCACATATCTTGAATGGACTGAAACAGATTCCCCTTGGGAGTTCCTAGCATTCTGCTTTGAGTGGGCTGATTTCATGGACCAAGGTACAGATTATGTGTCTCACATTCCAGTAGCTTTCGATGGCAGCTGCAGTGGTATCCAGCACTTCTCAGCTATGCTTAAGGATGAGATTGGGGGTACTGCAGTTAACCTCGTGCCTGATGATAAGGTTCACGATATCTACGGTATTGTCGCTGAGCATGTGAAACAGGCTGTGATGAAGGATGCTGCTGAGGGTACTGAAGATGAACTAAAGACTGCTGAAGATGGCGCTGAGTACGTCTCAAAGGGTACTAAGTCTCTTGCTGCTGAGTGGCTGGCCTATGGGATTACCCGTAAGGTAACCAAGAGACCGACTATGACACTTTCATACGGAGCGAAGAAGTTTGGCTTTACTGAGCAGATTCTTGAAGATACTATCTACCCTCATTTAGAACACAACCCCTTAGCTTTCTCTAAGCCTCGACAAGCTGCAACCTATATGGCAGACAAGATTTGGAACTCATTAGGTGAGGTTGTCGTTAAAGCGAGAGAAGCTATGGACTGGCTTCAGACTGCCTCAGGTTTACTTGCTACCGATAAGAATATCAATGGAGAGAATCTTCCTACACAATGGGTAACTCCTAGTGGTTTCTTGGTTCGCCAAAGGTATCCTAAAGTTCGCCTGAAGAAACTTAAGACCTTCTGCAGCGGAACTATTCATGTGTCTGATGAATCGGGTGCTCCTGAGGAATCTAAGAAAGAAGGGGAAACTTTTCAGATTAGTGTCTCAGAGGACTTAGGGGAAATCGATTCTCGTAAGCAGAAACAGGGTATCGCTCCTAACTATGTGCACTCTATGGATGCTAGTCACCTCATGTTAACTGTAGACGCTTGTGTTGATGCAGGTATCCATCAGTTCGCTATGATTCATGATTCCTATGGCTGCCCTGCAGGTCAAGGTGATTTGATGTTCTCTCTTGTTCGTGAGGTCTTTGCTGAAACCTACAAACAGAATGACGTGCTGCAGGATCTTCATGATCAAGTCGAGAATATGTTGTCTCCTAAGAAAGCTAAGGAGTTGCCTCCGATTCCTAAGCACGGTACATTAGATCTTGATGTAGTCAAACAGTCTATGTATGCGTTCTGCTAGTAACTTAATATAATCTCCACTACTAGAGAGAACCAAGGAATCTCTCTAGTAACCTTTACTTAATTAATTAAACAAGGAAACCATTTTAAGATGATCGAACGTTACACTACTCCGAAGGGCTTTGCTCAGTACCCTCACCTGAAGGAGCCTGATATGAAGTTCAATCCTGAAGGTGTCTTTAGTGTCACTATGCGCTTTGAGGATATGACTGATGAACTTAAGAAGCTCATTGAGAAGCTTGAGGCTATTCAGAACAAGGCTTTCGATGAAGCAGTCTCTGAAGCCAATGCGATGAATAAGAAAAAGATCCATAAGTCTGATCTTTACTTTGAAGATGAAGAAGGTAATGTCTACCTCAAGTTTAAGCAGAATGCTGTAATCAAGAAAAAGGATGGATCTACAGTCAACGCTAAGATTGCCCATTTTGATTCTAAGGGCAAGCCTATTGACGTCAATGTAGGTCGTGATTCAGTGATTCGTCTTAGCTTCACTGCAGCACCTTACTTCATGCAGTCAACTAAGCAGGTTGGCCTTAGCCTTCGACCGGTTGCAGTCCAAGTGATTAAGCTTAACGAGTTCGGTGGTTCATCTGCAGAGGACTACGGCTTCTCTGCTGAAGAGGAAGGCTATGAGGCATTCAAGGAAGAGGCACCATTTGACAGCCTCGATGAAGATGAAGTAGAATCACGTAAGGCTGTTGGAGCCACTGATTTTTAATAATTACTAGGAAGTACCTAAGATGATTACTTTGGAAGAACTTGATAACCGCATTGATATGGCTCAATCTACTCTTGCTACGATGCAGGATGTTGTGCAGGGTCTTAAGACTAACATTGAGGAACTTAAAGAGGAACAAAAGGAACCTACTTTCGATCTCTATGATTGGAACCCATGCACCATTAAATTCCCTGATCATGTGCTACAAGATATCGATTGTGACTTTGTTGCAGTCATGCTGATGCGTAAGGATGTCTATAAGGAATACTGTGAAGATGTAGAAAGTCTTCCTGTAGATGCCTCTAGTGTGCAAGATGGTAGCCTCTTTATTGGTTACATGTACTTTTCGCTTAATGATGCTAAACCTACCTTCAAGTACCCTAGTGGAGATCTTATCTTTGATAAGGGCAGTGAAGAGAAGCTAGACCCTAAGAATTATTACTTTAAGTACGTCTTTGGTGATATCTAATGACCACCCGCAGTGCAGCATACAGCAAAGCTAAAAGGCACAACGCGGGTACCTACAGATCAGGACTTGAGGAGAAGAATTCAGACTTCCTCAAGTCCTTTTCTATTGAGCCACACTATGAGGAACAGTACTTAGAGTATGTCGTTCCTCAGAGTACTCACAAGTATACCCCTGATTTCGTGTTGCCTAATGGCATCATTATAGAAACTAAGGGTGTCTGGGATGCTGAAGATAGGAAGAAGCATTTATTAATCCGTGAGCAACATCCTGAGTTAGATATCCGGTTTGTCTTTAGTAGAAGTAAGACGTACATTTATAAGGGATCGTCTACTACTTACGCTAGCTTCTGCAACAAGAACGGCATTAAGTTTGCCGATAAGCTGATCCCCGAAGAATGGCTTAAAGAGAAACCTAAAGATATCCCTGAGGGAATCTTGAAGAACAAGAATAATAACAATAACAACAAGAGAATTAATAAATGACTACTACCTTTAAGGAACCACTGATTGACTACCATAGAAACTTTGTTAAGTTCAAGTCTCGCAGTTCTACGAATTATCTGGTGGTTCACTGCAGCGCTACTCAAAATAAGCCTGAGTACACTTGGAAAACTATTGATCAAATGCATCGTCAAAAGGGATGGCTTGGTATAGGCTATCACTTTGTCATTCTTACGGATGGGGCTATTCAAAATGGCAGACCCCTTGAAGCTATTGGCAGTCACGTTCTGGGTTATAATGCTGACAGTGTTGGCATTTGCCTTATTGGGGGGACTGATCGTAACGGTAAGTCTGTAGACAACTTTACAGAGAAGCAAAAGGAATCTCTTAAGAAACTTTTAGACTGGCTTAAGAGTAAGTATCCTAAAGCTAAGGTCTTAGGGCATAGAGATTTCCCCGGGGTAGCTAAAGACTGCCCTTGCTTTGATGTTCAGTCGTGGTACGGCCGTGGTGCTGTCTACGTTATCTATGAAGATGCAAGTTCTCTTGATAGATGCAAGTTGTCTCAAGCTGATCTTAAGGAAGCCAATGGGACACTTGAGTTCACTAAAGGTGACTTAGTTCGTATCGCATAAAATCTCCACTACTAGAGAGAAGAATAAACTATGTGGGAGAAGGTAGCCATACTAGCAGTAGTCTTAGCTTTCATTACAGGTGTCATTGGTGGCAGGAAATATGAAAGCAATAAGCACACTGAAGAACTTGTAGCTATTCAAGCTCAGAATGAAGTCAAACTAAAGGAGCTAACAGCTAGGAAAGATGAAACAATTAGCCTTATCATTAAAAGTAAAGCTTCTGATGCTGCTGACTTGGCTTCCCTTACTAAACATGTTAATCGGGTGCAGTACAACCTCAGTAGCACCGATAGAAAGCTTCTCAGGGATGCCTCAGGAGCTAATGCAAAGTCAGTCGAAGCGTGTAGACAGTTACTCTCAGAGAGTGCAGGACTTCATAGAGAAGGTGTTGAATTACTCAGAGACCTCAACACGAGACTAGAGGCTTTTATCAAACTGAATTCTACCTCTCCGTAATATAATTGGACAATATACCATTCTTCTAAAGTGGCTTATGTAGGTTCGAATCCTACCGGAGAGACCAAATATTTTAGGTGATTGACGGAATTGGTAGACGTTCTATGCTTAAACCATAGTGCCTTAAGGCATAGGGGTTCGAATCCCCTATCACCTACCAAAGCTATACCATAGTAAACACTAAAGGAAACCATAATTATGGAACCTATTGAACGTAAATCAGATTGGCATTATCCTGATGGAGATTCATATCGTGATGAGCTTCACAACAATCAGAAAGAGAAGTGGGAGTATGAATATGAAGCCTTCCTAGATTCTGAAGATGATGCTGATGATGAGATTGATGAGGAGGATGATGAAGATGAGTGAGGATCCTATCTCTAAGGTCTATTGCGTAGGTAACTCTAAAGCTATCATTCGTGCACGCTGGAATAACCTCTATACGTTTGAATTGGAGTATCCTCGTTTCATCCATAGTGAATTCATGACGCATCGTTGTCTCACTGCGAATACGTTGCTGACTTTCGATCTCCCTAGTGGTAGCAAAGGCAGTAAGTGCAAAGCCTATCAAATGACTCTTGGGGATTTTTGGGATAAGTGGGAAAATGGCAGTTCTCCTCATGCTACTCGATGGGGTGGGGTCCGTCGATATGACATGAAAGGTCGTTTGAACAAGATGAGACTTCGTTCTGTGGATGAGTCTACGATGGAAGTTACTCACACGACCGTTACTGATTGTTGGAAGGTTGGGGTTAAGCCTGTGTACAAGATTACAGCAGGAGACTTCTCCGTCACTTGCACCGCAGACCATCTAATTCTTACTGATAGTGGTTGGAAGGAGTTGCAAGACATTGCTGTAGGTAGAGATAAGGTGTACTGTAATACCCGTAAGAAGTATACAGAACCTCGTTTTGACCCTTACAAGAAGATTAATGGAGAATGGGTTTCTCGTTGGAATGCAGAGGTTAAGCCTGAAGTGTCTGAAAGGCAGGGGTTCCGATGTGCCGACTGTGGTGCTGAGGATAAGCCTTTAGAGATTCACCATGTGATTCCTAAGCATGAAAACCCTGACCTTGCTTTTGACATTGATAATGTGGTAGCTCTTTGTAATGAGTGCCATAAGATCAGGCACAGCCGACAAGGTTGGCAAGGTGCTAGTCAGTGCAACCTCATGGCTGTGGTAGTTGATTCGATTGAATACGTTGGTGAAGAAGAGGTTTTCGATATTTCGGTTTCCTCTGATTATCATAACTTCTTGGCAAACGGTATTACGGTTCATAATTGCTTCAGCCGCAATGCTAGTAGCTCGCGTGCGGTACCTGTAGAGCGAACTATTCAGAATATCTTGAATGATCCTTGGGTGCCTTCAGATGTCTATAAGAATTGCAAGGGCATGCAAGGCAAAGATATTGTCAATGAAGATGACTATGATATCTTTTGTGAAGAGTGGCAAGATGCTGCATTTAAGGCAATCGAGGTTGCTCATAAGATGATCGACAATGGGTTTCATAAGCAGCACATCAATCGCATCCTTGAGCCCTTCACTAAGATTAAAGTTATTGTCACTGCTACTGAGTGGAGCAATTTCTTTGATCTCCGGTTGTCTCCTGATGCTGATCCAGAGATCCAGCACCTTGCTAAGGCTATTAAGATGGCTATGAATGCCGTTAGCAACACCTACACTTATATCAATGCTCACGGGGGGCGTACGCTTCCTTATGTGAACTTTGATGAGATGGATGCTATCGATGATCTGCGGATTCTCACACTTATCTCTGCTGCACGTTGTGCCCGAGTGTCTTACCTTAATCACGATGGGTCTAAGCCGGATATCCTAAAGGATCTTACTCTTGCTAAGCGGCTTATTGATAGTGGGCATATGACACCTTTTGAACATCAGTGCCGATACAGCTTTGATGCAGGCTTTCAATATAATCTTCGTGATTTCCAAAGTGCACGTTATATGCTAGATCATGGAATCGACCTTTCTGCACCATGAGCCTTGTCCTAATTGCGGCTCTAGTGATGCTCTTGCTGTTTTTAGTGACGGTCATAAGTATTGCTATAGCTGTACCACTTATTTTAGACCTGATGGTTCTTTGGACAAACCCAAGGGGGTAAAGATGTCAGCATCCAATATGATTCCTTTAGAGGAACTACAGATCTCTGCTTTGCCTGCTAGGGGTATCACTAAAGATACTTGTACTAAGCTAAAGTATTTCGTGGGGGAGTATAAGGGTAACCCTTGTCAAGTGGCTTGCTACTATGATGACAAGGGTTCTCTTGTAGGACAAAAGCTTAGATTCCCTGATAAGTCTTTTGCTGTACTAGGGAAGATCTCTGGGTGCCTCTATGGTTCTCAGTTGTGGTCTAGTGGTAAGAAACTAGTAATCACTGAGGGTGAGATAGATGCCCTTAGTGTGTCTCAAATGCAAGGCAATAAGTGGCCTGTAGTGTCTATCCCTAATGGGGCTCAGGCTGCTAGGAAAGCCATTGAGGCTAACCTAGAGTACCTTAATAACTTTGAAGAGATCATCCTAATGTTTGATATGGATGATCCGGGACGAAAGGCATGTGAAGATTGTGCAAAAGTTCTCCCATTGGGTAAAGCGTACATTGCTAATCTCCCTCTTAAGGATCCTAATGAGTGTCTTAAGGCTGGGAGATCAGGTGACCTTGTATCGGCCATATGGAACGCTAAGCCTTACAGACCTGATGGAATTGTTTCAGGTCAAGATCTCTATGAGAAGTGTGTGGAAGGTCTTGATAGTCTTAAAGACAGTGTGGCCTATCCTTTTCAAGCTCTCCAAAGCAAGACAAACGGTGCTAGACACGGTGAGCTTTATGTCATTACCTCAGGATCAGGTATGGGAAAATCCACTCTACTCAGAGAGCTTGAATATTTCTTTGGTGTCTCTAAAGGCGAGACTTGTGGCGTGGTTGCTCTTGAGGAATCTACTGCAAAGACGGGACTTGAACTTATGTCCATATTTCTTAATAGACGTCTCATTATCAGCGTGGATCCCGATAGTGTTTCTAAAGAAGAACTCAAGAGTGCTTTTGATGCCACGATTGGCAACGGAAAGTTCTTCCTCTATGATCACTTTGGATCACTTGATTCTGGGAATCTGCTTAGTAAGCTTAGATACATGATCGTAGCTTTAGGATGCAA